CTTTGGCTTCCATTTCCTTGAGGCGCTTATAGTCAACCGGGGAGAGTACATCTACCGGTATAACAATCGTTGCCGCAACATCGTCTTTAAGGACGAAAACCAGTCGTTTACGACCATCCATATTAAATTCGCGAATGAGATATACTCCTATAGTTTATACACAGGTATTTATTTCTATATTTGGCGTTTTTACCCAATCATCAAATTTTTTTCCTTTACTATAATTTCCGCCAATACCACGAACCGTTTATTGTAGAAGTTCTCGGACTGTGATACAGACCGCGCCAATGCTGGCTGGTGCAATTCACCCAACTTCTTAATCAACCCAATCTGGTTGTTCGGCTTGTTCACCGATACCTGTTCGATGATGTGGTTCCTGATTGCATCTTGGATATACGGGGGACTCATGGTGAGGTCAATCAGAGACTTGTTCAATTCATATGCGGCTCCCACCTTGCGACCGTCAGGCAAATTGGTTTCAAACATGTTCATCAGTTTGATTTTAGATGGGTCTTCCCATGCCTCTTTCAGCTTGGTCTCACGGACTCGCGGGAACGCGCTCATTACGTTATCGGTGTGGTCCCCGCGAATACACTTGATAAACAAGTCATATGCGGGATTTTCAGATGTACGCATCGTCTTCAATGTCTGTGCATACAACTCTGTCTTGTCATCCAACAACTGTACAAAGTCTGTATCAGAAGAAATGATGGTAGTCTTTGGCGACATTTTTGTTGCCATGTAAATCACATCATCGGCTTCTGCCTTGTGCACTTTGATTGCCGTGATGTTGGTGTGATTCATGAAGAAGTCATAGAGTGTATCTGCAACCCAATTCACTTCTTCGTAGAACATATCCTTCTGGCGATTCGCCTTATAGGCATCATAGATATCCTTGCGCCAGCCGTTCCTGCCATCGAATGCCAACAGGATTCCATCTGGCTGAAACTTGACATTGAAGGATATCAGGTGAGATACCGCGCAGTGCATCAATAGTGATGTGCTGAATTCGGATTCATTCTGCCCTTTGAATTCTGCGAACCGTGCAGCCCACAGGATGTTCGACATATCAATTACAATATTACGCATCGGAGTCTTTTATGGGTTCGTTGATTTCTTTGGCATCAACCTGCACACCCTGATATTGCTGAACCATCTGGTCTGTAACTTCGTTGGCAATCAGGACATACGCAAGGTGATGTGCTTCGGGGTCTTCGACTTGATTCTCGCCGATATAATTCTCTTCCACCAGCTTGTTCGCCATATCACGATTTGCTTTGGATTCAACGCGGATGTTCAAATTTTTGTCAATGTAGAAAGTGATGCTGCTGGATTCGTTCTTGGTAAACTGAATCCCGTCAATCCGCGCTTCAAGTTCTTTGATTTTTGCCAATGCCGCCGTGTGCTGCGCCTGTATAGACGCAAGATTGGAACGAGCACTTGCCAGAGCCTTTGTGTTTAAAATATCCATTGTTTAATCTTCTCCAAAAAAATTGTCTAATATGCGTGATAGAATCCATCCAAGACCGAGAATCACAAGCATTAACCCGGCAATTATACCGAAGACAAGCATCACATAAACCGGAAGTTGACCATCTACTATCATGGGTTCACCGGAACCATCGTCCATCCCTGCGGGCAAATAGCGATGTATGGATAGTATTGATTGTAATCGGCACAGAAATAGTAATAGTGTTCGTCATAGTAACCCGGTGGCACAGTTGGGTTTGGGAACGGATATTGGGGTAATGCGTAGAAGAAATACACGCCGCCTACAATCCAGAACCATCCGAAACGACCAGCATTGTTCCCGTGAAACCAGCGCCCGTGACTCCATTCTTGAAGATGCGGGCGAAAATAATCGGGGAACCTTCGGGCACGGGGACGATTGGTATGCGGGTCACGGTCTGTGTAATAGTTGTGTGGAAACTGATGACGGTCTAAATGGGGTGTATTCACATGTGCGTGACGAGCATCATAGTGATGGGCAAAAGCCGGGGTTGCTGCGAACAATGTCAGCAGCAGCGAAAAGATTAAAGTTTTCATGGAGGTAGTGTACTACAATTACTAGATGGTGTCAAGGTCCAAACATATACCGCATTACCGGCATCAAAAATACGGTCAAACCCATGAGCATACATGTTTTCAACCTCTGTCTTTGATATATCAAAATGCTCCAACAATTTTAATAATTTGTGCTTCTGAAATTTGTTGCGGCTCAACAACTTTAAATCATTCATCTTATAATAAAAATAATTTGGAAATGAGTGTCTTTGAAAACTGAACCCTATCTGTTTATAAACATTTCCAGAACCATATCTAAAATCCCCATAGCTTATAACAGATGTGGGATGATATGTATTAACAAACATAGAAAACAATTTGCTAGCACCACCAACAATAGTGATGCCTTTCTTGGTGGCAAATCTTATGAGTTCCCATTCATAATTGGCAAATCGCGGCTTACTAAATGACATGACAGAAAGCAAATCAGTCTTGTCATATAAACCAATATTTACATTGCCTTGTTGATTATACCCTTGTATATGAAAAGAATTCAAAAACTGTTTTGCCTCAGAAGAAGATATAGATTGAACAACAAGAGTTCTGGCACCCACCCGTGTATTTAATTGCAACGCAGAAAGTAGCCGCGATTCAACTTGGTCGCGTTTGAAAAGCCACTCTGATTCAAAAATTTGAATCAACTTGACACCAATCTTTTGACAAGCTAAAAATTTATCACGATGATATGTCTTGCCGTTCTTGTTTGCCTTTTCAAGCATCCGTTCTGAATGCCAATATTGTCCGTGATATTCTATGGCAAGTTTCAATTCTGGAATATAAACATCAAGCTGTCTGTTGGGAATAATGTTATATACGCCCGCCTGAACTTCACCAGCATAGTGTTGTTTTACAAATTCTAGTATCTCGGTTTCTGCTTTTGACCCTAAATGAGAACAAGAAGGGCAACCTTGTTTATCATATATGTGTGACCGCGCCAATTTCTCAAAAACTAAATCATGTTTCTTACACCGGATTGAAACTTTGGTGGTCATATTTTTATAATTTACCTGACTATAATCATATGCGTCGCCGTGTATTTTTCTAGCAGCTTCAATGAATGTTTCTGTGGTGAGAGGAAAACTCCCCCCGCATTGAGGACAACCATTTTTATTGCTCAAATGATTGTATGGCATTACCAAAAATTCACCATGAATTGGGCACACAACCACAACCTTTTCATTTGAAACAACATACTCGGTGTTCTCATAATTATATCTTTCCCCGTGTATTTGTTGTGCCTCTTTAATAAACTTTATAGTATTGGACCGTTTTGCGTTTGATGTTTTTTGTCTGCCGCAGAGCGGGCAACCACACCCCTCTAAATGGTCATCAGGTGTTTGTTTGAAAGCCCCGTGAATAGAACAAACAATTTCAACAGGAGTCAGATTGTTTTTACCATACACCGCCCGCGAATAATCATAGGTGTTTCCATGCATAGCATGTGCCTTTTCTATAAATTTCGCGGTTGTCAATCTGGTTGTGTTTGCCATATCTTCTAAATGACATTTTTGACAACCATGTCCTTTTAGATGGTCATATGGCTTTTGTAAAAATCGCCCGTGAATAGAACAATGAACACCAATTGGTGTTCGCATATTGATATATCCGGCATCATCATAAGAGTATTTGTTATTCCAAATACTTCTAGCCTTTTCTAAAAAATCTTGATTGGTGAATTTTTTCATATTTGCACTATAACATATTTATGTGTGATATGTCAAGTGCCATATATTTGACAACCACAAAAAAGCCGCTTTGAGGGCGGCTTTTAAGTTTCTTACATCCTGTAAGTGCTTGAATTTACTTCAAAAACCAAGCGAGAGGTTCGCAATTGAGGCACGTCCGAAGTACGCTGCGCTATTGCCCAATGACACAGACGAATCTGTGAATGTGGCATACGCGTAGCGAGACATAATGCTCATGACCGGGTCCATTGAGGTTGGGTCAATCACAACATCTGACTTAGCAAGTTCGATATACGGACAGTAGATTGCGCCGGTTGCCATTTCTGACATACCCTTGTTACCCATCAACACGTAATCTGTCGTTGCATACTTGTCAACGTAGACTTTAATCTGACCGTTGAATGTACCAACAAATGCGTTGTTCATCAGTACCATGTCCGGACCAGCAGCGGTGAAGCTGTTGTTGTTCACGTTACGAAGACCAACCAACACGTTCGGGGAGCAAACCATCCAGTTAGCGCCACCAATCAAGGTTGCGACACCGATTTGGTTTGACAGGTTCGAGAAACCAACTGACAAAGCAGACAGACGTTCGGCATAAAATCTGCCATCAGCCTGTGAGAAGTCAAATGTCTGAACTGTACCAGCCAGACCGCTGATAAGCGCCAAGCACTCACGGTCTTTTTCGCGGGCGATTTCTGATGCGATTTCGACCACCATTTCGTTTTCGATATCAACCCCGTCAAGAGCTTTCGCATCTTGGTCAGCTT